TGGAGCGGAGCTAGGGCGTCGCATTGGAAAGCCATCGCGAGAGCGACGAGTTCCTCGACCGTCTTGCGATCCCAGAACGAATCGAAGTCTGTGCAGAGGATGTACTCAGTGGAGTCGATGAACTGCTCCATGCACCGCTGGAGCACTTGCCCCCAGAGAGCACCCTGCCCGAGCGTCGGGCGGATGCCGAGCGGCATCAGGGCTTGAGCCCAGCCGAACAGATTCGCGAGCGGGCCGAATCGCGGGCCGCTCATCACGCACTCGATCCGAACATCGACATCCGTACCGCCGACGCGAACGATCATGGAGCCCTCAAACAGAGATGGCGGGCACGGCTCATGCCGCACCCGCCATCCACTGTGTCGAGGCTGTCAAGCGATCAGCCGCTGTACTTCGCGAGCACGCCCTTCGCGGAAGCCGACTCGGGGGCGATCTCGCCCTTGCCCAGCCGACCCACGATCGTGGTCGCAAGGCTCTGGGCCGGGGTCGCGTCGATCTTCAGATACCGGCTCTTGCCACGCATGTCGACATCGAGACGCACCACGCTGGGCTGGCTCGTGACGGCCACGCTCGCGGCGGGAACCGCCACGGTGTAGACCGAGGAGCCCGCCGTGTTGGTATCGCCCTGCGAGAGCGTCAGCACGTTCAGGATCGACGCCGCCGTGTGCCCGGCAGTCGAACTGACCGCCACGACCACATCGACCGAGGCGTAGTCATAGCCCAGGGTGTCGATGGTCAGGGTCGCGGTGCCAGCCGAGCTCGTCACCGTCGTACCGACGACCGTCTTGGTGGATTCGAGATGGTTCACGTTCTGGAGTCTCCTAGAGGGTCAAAGGTCACGAGGCGAACTTGAGGGCGACGATCGGGCCAGCCTTGCTGGTGTCACCGAGGTCGTGGGCGACCATCGCCACGCGAGCGGTCGCGAAGGTCAGAAGCTGGTCGAACTCGATGAACCGGCTGGAGTCGGTCTTCACCGTGACCTCACGCCGGGTGCCCATCGTGCAAGCCTGCGACAGATCGCCGAACAGGCAGGCAATCGCCGAGCCCGTGCCGGTCAGGCGGCTCTCCAGCGGGTGGGTCAGCACGACCGGGAACCCGAGGAAGTTCAGCCCGCCGCCCGCAGCCACGTCGGCCCCGTTGTTGCCACCGGCAGCCATCAGGAGCCGCAGCATCGAGGAGCCGTAGCCGGCCGGCGAAATATAAAACTTCGCATTACGCCGAGCGTACAGGGGCAGTCGAGCGACGAGGTTGGTGAAGTCCAACAGATCGAGGTTGTCGAACTTGTTGTTGCCCGTGTCAGCCGTCACGACGCCCGCCGAGTGCGTGCCGTCGTTGATGGAGACCGCGACGCCGACCGTGCCGTGATACACCGCACCAGCACCCGTGCCGATGAAGCCGGCATTGTCGAAGGCTTCGGCGTAAGCCTGAGCCACCTCGACCGCCATCGCATCGGCAAGGTCGATCACCGAGTCCTCGATCAGCGACATCGGCACGCGGTTGTCGACGCCCCAGAGCTTGGCGACGAGTTGCACGTTGTCGAACGTCACGTCGCTGGTGGTGGGAGCCGCGTTCTCGCCGATCGGGCGAGCCGAGAGACCGCCGGTGCGACGGGCGATCAGCAGCGTGTCGCTGTTCATCGTCACGTTGCGGGCGTTGGCCGGGAACGCACCGAACTCCTCCACGAGCCGGATGATCTCGCTGGAGAGCTCGTCGTTGGTCAGCACGCCGCCAAGCGAGTTGATGCCGCCAGCCTGGGCACGGCTCTCGACGCCGTGATCCATGCACCACCGGCGGGCCTCGTCATCGTTGAACAGGCCGGCACGGATCGCCATGCCAGCACGGTAGGCACGCTCCTCGGAGCGGAAGCCCTTGAGGGGACGAGACGCCTTCGGCACGGCAAACACAGTTCGCTTCTCCACGACGGGGGTCTCCTCGGTGGCTTCGATCTTCTTGGCGGGAGCGGCACGCTCCAGAACGCTGCGGAGCTCAAGCTCCTTGGTCTGAACCCGCTGGAGGAACTCGATCCGCTCCTTCAGCTTGTCGGCCTTCTGCTCCAGGCTGCGGAGCGAAGCCTCCTGCTCTTCGGTCATCGGCTCGGCGGGAGCCTCACCTTCGGGGGCGTCCTCGGTCATCGCCTCCATCTCGGCAACGACGGCGGCCAACTCTTCGAGCAGTTGCTTGATCTTGTCCACGAGGATCGCTCCTGTATTCGGGTCTGCGGCAACGCGATCGCGTCACCTATCCCGAAAGTAGGAGCCACTCCCCGAAACCATGCAGTTAGCGTGCGTCGGCAGTAAAAGACTTTCGCCGCACTTCACTGCCCGGCACGATCTGCTTGTCGGTGCAGCCGCACCGCTGGCACCGCAGATAGCGAGTCTGGTACTCGCCGCTGCGAACACTCGACGCGACGGCGTACTTGCCCTCGCGAGCACGAATCACCACTAGCGGCCATGCTGCCTCAGAACGTCGCGATAGAACGCGGCCCGATCCGCGAGATACTTGCGGGCTTCCTCATGCTGCCGCCGCTCCTGGCGGAAGGCGTCATAGGAACGCTGCGCCACCTTCACGTCGGCATCTGGGTATGCCGGGAAGGTCACTGGGCCAACATCCAGAAGCGAGTCGATTCGCTGAATCGTTCGGATGCTGCGGCCGTCTTCGACGCTCCATGAAGCACCGTCACTCGGCACTGTGAAACTGAATGACGAGCCCTTGACGATGCCCGCCCGAATGTTGCTGGCGATGTCGCGGCCATAGGTCGTGTCGGGCACCGGGAACTCATACCGGAGCCCAACCTCGTCCACGGTCATCCGAAGCGTGCCGGGATAGCGGGCGAGCGGATAGTTCGCGTCGTGGTTCCAGAGGGCTCGGGTCTCCAGCGGCCTCTTGCGACCGCGACGCTCGGCGACAATACCGAAGGCACTCGGGTCGATCCGCTCGATGAACTCGCCGTCGATCTCCAGGGAGTTCACGCCGAACTTCGCGGCGTAGCCCACGATCCACTCCCGCTCGGCACCATCCTCGCTGCGGCTCTCGACCGCGAGCAGCGGCACCGCCGACTCGATCTCGTCAATCGCCAGAGAACGCCGTTCGATGTTGCCCATGATGCTCCTGCCTTCTTGGTCGGCGGCTTCAATCTGCCGCGTCAGTTTGCTCGCCCACGCCTGCCCCGGATCGCCGCCCCACAACGCCCACGCGATCCGGCCCGCACTCGGGAAGCCGTCCTCGCCGGGGCTCCATCCTTCGCCTTGCTTGTCCACCTCGTGCCGGGCGAAGTAACTCGCCATCCGCTTCGCCGTGTCGGGCGAGATGTTCGTTCCGTTCGATAGGTCTCTCGCTCGGGCAACGCCGACTGCCGTGCCGCCTCGGCCGTACTCGTCTCGCCATGCGAGCCCCTTCGCTGCTTCCTCCCGCACGCCAGCCGGGGGCGTGAAGTCGATGTGGTCATACCTAGCTGCCACGCTTCCGCCCCTTCCGCTTCGGCTTCCCGTAGGCGTTCTCCTCAACCGGCGGCGGCTCGGGGAGCGGGTCGATCTTCGTGAGCGTGCTGACCTTGTGCCCGACTTGCGTCTCGGTCGCACGCCATCCGCCGCTCACCTCTTCGTAGACCGTGATGAGGGCGGCCGGGTCTTCCTCGGCTGCGTCGATCTTGAAGTCGGTGCCGGGGATGTCCAGCGTGCCGTAGTCCATCACATGGTCGATCCGCCCGCGAGCACGCCCGCCCGACGAATCCCACGACACGAAGTCACCCTCCGCGACCGCACCCGGTGCGGCACGCTGCTCGCTACGAATAAACTGAGGCGAATCGTCCACCCACACGTCAACGTCGATGCCCGCCGCCTGGGCCGCATCGTCCTTGAGCGTGTCACTACCCACGAGCAGCACATCGGAGAAAGCCTCGGCGTAGTCGCCGAGAGATGAGATCACCTCCTCTCGATCCGCCTCGGGCCTGCGAGAAATCATCACGACACGATTGCCGTCCGCGACCGCCTTGCGGGCGAACTCGCCCCACAACTGAGGGTCGGCCGCAAACGTCCGGTCGAAGTCCACCGAGATCGTCATCGCTCGGCTCGCGGGGAGCGAGGCGGCGACGGGCTCGGGAGCGGGCGGCTCTGCGACCGGCGCGGGGGCGGCAGCCTGCGTGCTCGTGCCCGCGAGGATGCGATCAACCGAAGCCGGTGGGATGCTGGGGAACGATGCGAGAATCAACGCCCCAGCCGCGTCGGTGGTCAGGAGCCCGGCACTGACTTGCGTCAGGATCTCCAAGATGCCGGTGATCTGGGCACCGTTGAGCGAAATGTCGGCGAGTTGCGGTTCATCCGCCTGGGCCGGGGCGGCATCCGCGACCGGCTCGAGAGCCGGGGCGGTCTCGTCCACCACGATCTCTTCGACCACGGTCGCGGGCATCGGCTCGGGAGCAGCCGCCGCCTTCTCCAGCGTGGTCATGTTGAGTTGCACGAACCGCGTGTCGCCGCCTTCGAC